TCCCATGGATGGCTGAGGTTGAGTGTTCCGATGTTGCGGTCCGCGCAAGACACCAGAGTCGAGAGTGCGTTGAATTCCTCGACGAGTTTGAAATAACAGTTGTCGACCAGCGGCAGTGGCACCAATTGCGGCTATTGTTGCTGCGATGGTGGCGGGTTCCATTGATGAATAGATGCGTCAGGACTTACACTACTCATCAAGTGGGCGCCTGAGTTCTGGACGCCCGTGAAATCGCTGCACCAACGGCGGCTCCCTCCAGCTGAACGCAGCGTTGTCATACATTTCCTCCAGCGCAATCTGGTGATCCGGATCGAACCCAAACGCTAGATAGAAAGACACGCGCGCCTCATCGCTGGGGGCCGCTCGCCGGTGCCCCATGCCTCGCGACAGGAACTGAAATCCCGTCTCCACTTCCTCTTGAGCCATGCGTTGCGAGTCGCGACACATGTAGTCGTAAAAGGCACCGAGAACTGGAATATTGCCGTAGCACGAGAGACCGCATTGTCCGATTGCGGTTCTGTAAGCGTCACAAGATTCGGCGTTGGTGATGGACTTGATGCTAATGGCGTCTTTAGCCAGGCAGACAGGGAAGTTCCTCACAACTGTCCACCGCTCACCATCAAACACAGGGTGGGTCTGGCAGAATTCGATATCTTCCAACCGAGTAACCGCCTTCTCCATTGTGATTTGATAGCCCCACCGGCGAAACAAGGTGGGCAAGGCCTCCGCAAGGCGCGAAGCGAATCGACGCTCCACTATGATGACGCAATCGTCACCATTGTTGACCAAGCGGAACTTGCGCACACCGATCGCTCGGCAGGCAGTCCACACCATTGCGCACATCAAGATGACGTTGCCAATGGCAGTGTTCATGTCCCCAGACATTCTACAACCCCTAGTGCGGTATCGCACCTCGCCGTCATCGCTGCGCCCAAAGCCCATGTTCTCAAGCTGCCACGAAAGCAGACGGTTGAGTTCCGGGTCGTTGTTGTAGATGTAGCGATAGAACGAATGCTCATAGCGGAGAGCATCCACGCTACAGTGCTGATCGAATCGAACAGCATCTATCGACAGCGCAGCCGGGCGCTTAAAAGCAGCCCAGTTTGTGGCGAACATTTCTCCTACTCCGTACGCGTTTCTACCTTTGGCCACAGTTGGCCCCCCAAACACGCGGTTTATCGCTTCATAAACATCGTGTTCTATCTTCTTCAGATAAATTCCAATCGCAACGTTGTATTGAGGATTTCGAGGCTGTATCACCCGTGGTGCCGGATCGGGCTTGGCGGTGAGGTTCGTTTTCTCCGCCTTGACAAATGTCGATACATAAGAGTGTTTGCGTTGCACTCCAGACTCAATGAATGCCTCCGCAGCGCGTGTGTAGATCGCCTTCTTGCGACCCCAGTATCGCTCCACAAATTCTTGCGGGGTGTCTGGGATGGTCGTTTGAAGGTGACGTTTGCATCGCGAGCGAAACTTACGCAGGTCGTCACTCCATGCCCCGGGGGTGGGCTTCACCGGTGGGGCAAATCCATCCGGTGACTCTTTATCCTTCACGAAGAAAATTCGCTCTAGGATCCCCCGCCTCAGGTTGCTGTAGGAATTGTTGTGCACGGTGAAATTGCAGTTTGGCACAAGATCGTGGAACTGCAACACCCGTCGCTTTCTAGCTGTGCCACCCATCTCCAGGCAGTCCATTGCGCACCGCTTCCCGTAACAATCGCGTACTTTGTCCTCATGTAGAGTGGTATGGGAATTGGTGCCCTGCCGGAAACTTGGGCACCCCTAATGGGAGACGGACTTAATGTGAGCATCATTCACAATGCCCACCGCCGCGTAAACTACGTCCCACAGGGTTCTCTCACCGATTGCCGCCCTACGTAGTCGGGCGACATTGGTGGTTGGTATGCGACTCGCAACGACTTCCGCCTCGTTCGGCAGGAATGCCATTTCGACAGCCAGGCTCAACGAGTTGGCCA